CGGTCGACTTTTCTTTCATTTAGAGTTACTGGAGATGGATCTCGTCCTGAGCCGTCCTGTGCTTTATTTAGAGGTGGTCCTGGTGTATTTAAATCTGTTCTTCTTGAGAGAATTTCTGATTTATTAGTTAAAGATTCTCTTAAAGATGCTGCGTCTATAGCCGCTTATCAAGAAGACAAACTTGCTTTTATTTATCCTAGAGCTCATGAAACAAAATTTTTTGATGGATATAAACCTACAACTGTAGTGATGTGTCAAGATGATTTTGGTCAGTCTACTGATGCTCAAGGAGTTCCTGATAATGAATATTTCAACACTATTAGAGCTAATTGTGGTTTTCCATTTTTACTCCATTGTGCTGATATTGAAAGTAAGGGAAATTTGTATTTTAAAGCGAAGTATTCCTTGGCTACCACTAATAGAAAGGAGTTTTCTAGTTTACAGAGTATTCGTAGCACTGCTGCATTTTTGCGACGGTGGCATGTTGATACTGTAGTTACTATTAAACAAAAATATTGTTCGGAACAAACGGTATCTATGGATATATGGAACCGTGAGTGTGATTCTGCAAAGCTTATGATAAATGAGTTTGGAGAGACCTCTATTCCGAGTGATGTTTGGGAATTTCATGTTGTAAGAGAGTCTGGAGGATCACTTGAAACTTTAGAAATCTTGGATTATAGTCAGATTTGTCAACGTTTGATTGCTAATAAAGTGCGTAAGGAAAGAGAGTATTACTCAAATCAACGCACTATGCAGGATGAAAATGATGTATCAATGATGCAGCTTTATGGATGTTATGATTTATCTATGGAAGCTGTGTCTCAAGGTTTTTCTTTTGCATCATCTAGTTCTTGTGGAAGCACAGAGGATGGTGAAAGTGAAAAGGGTCTTTTGTTTAAGGATTATCATGTAAATGATTTTCCACCTTATAAGAAGGCCCGAATATTGAGACTTGTTGGAAGATGTCGAAGGGATTATCCTGAATGGGAACCTACTTTGGATTATGCTGTTGACACATTTGAAAGGTATTTTGGATGTGAGGCGTTTACAGCTTATTTAGAGCAAGATATTTCTTGTGAAGCTCTTCTTAGAGAATTTCATTTTAGTGGAGATTTTCGAGATATTATTGAGAGCATGCCTGGAGTGCGTTTGAAAAGAAGCATGGCTCAATCGTGTAAAGACATGATTAAGCAGCTCGCTGTTAATGCAGAAATTTTGTGCGAAGAAGCTCGAGAGTATATAGAAACTTCGTCTTCTTTAGCCACTTGGAGTTCTGTGATTTTGTCGTTGCTAGC